GCCCATACTCTGCATTGGGAAAGACATTTGAGGCACAGTGGGAGCTGCAAACTCAACATCCTTCAAGGAAGAGAAAAGAGTATAAGAGGCTGTGGTTGATCCAGTAGGTGCTACCAATGGTGCATAGGGATAAAGACCAACAATACCAAGATTGTCAATAGTGGTATTAGAAAGAACCAAAGGATGATGTGAAAAAACACTAAGATAAGGAACCTCAAGAACTGCCTCAGTCTGTGTGGCAAGATCAATTTCAACATGAGGAAGCTGGGTAACAGTAGTCAAATTAGCAAGTCTCAAATGTTTGATATTAGTCTCGTCAGTGAGTGAGGTGCCACCATATGGTAGCCAAAAAAGAATGTATCTGCCTTGTTGAAAGCGATTAGCATTAACTTGTAGGCGAAACACATTAGTGGCCCTAATTCCTAGATGGCCCTTGATTTTGGATTGATAAAGATCCAAGTCAGTAAGATTAGTAAGAACACGAATAGGAGTAAAAGTGCTAGAGGTGTCACTGACACCAAGTGTGCCAGTCTGAATAGGGTATGGCTTAGCAAGAAAATCAGCAAGACTCTGAGTAACGCCAGTAGATGCGTTAGTCAAAAGATCAGCATGTATTGGGATAGGGTCATGGATTGTTGCCATAGCTACACTAGCGTCATTAGTGAAGCGTGTGGTCGAGCTAGGCTCGGCCGCTGCGGCAGCTGCCGCAGGTTCTCCGGTGATATTAAGCACGACGCCGGAATTATTTTGATTGTCATCAGGAAGTTGTTATTAAGATGAACAGATAACTCAATCTGGGCAAATTTACTCTGGTACCTGGGTAATGGCAGGACTGCTGCCGCCCCCCCCTGGTTGGTAACCCTAAATAGGGCGGGGCGATGGTCTATCTACGCATAGCACACACTGTTAGAACAGAGATTTTTATTCATGTGTGAAGATCGAAAGGAGACCCTTATTGGTGAGTTTAAAGACATCCCAGGTCGTGGCTTAACTAATAGTACTCAAGAATACCATCAGTAGCCAGATGTAGAGCATAACGAGAAGTGATATCAGGAGATTTATTATATCTCTCCATATAAGCATCTATGATTCTCGGAGCCCAATACCCAAAAATAGGGGCAGGGTGAAGGGAAAGCTCCAAAAGAGCACCCTTCACATTAGTGTGGACAATATCATCTCTCTGGGAAGAGTCTTTAGTCCACTGAGGCATCTCAAGAAGAGCATCCAAGTCCCATGGTCCGACATATCTGTCAAGAATATCAGAAAAGAGAAAAGAACGCTTCAAAAAAGAGATTTTTGTGATATCACGAAGACGCGAAGAAACCTTAGCGTCTTTAACATCACTGGTATAAGTGAGACCATATTTAACAAGCTGTTCAGAAATAACCAGCTCGTTAAAAACGTCTCGTTTGGAAGCATGAACAGAAAAAAGATTGTCATCTCCCATTGTACACAAATAAACATTGTTTTTGAAATTAGGTAAACAGGCCAAATCACCTTTGTGTGCATCCAGATAAGCAAGGCGGAAGCACAAATGGTTGTAATGGTTATTTACAAGTGTTGTGAGAGGGTGTCCACTAGGAAGTGAAGAAACCCAAGAATAGATTAAGTTGCCACAAATGTGGCGGGAATTGACTAATTCAAACCACAAAATGGTTCGAATTCGTGCATTGGCAGGGCCATCGTTGTAAACACGATTGATGACATCCAAAATTGAAAAATGAATCTGAGGAAGCTCAGAACCATCAAACTTTTTGTAGTCACCAGCTCCAATGTTTTCACAAGGATATTGGCCATTTTGAAAGAGTTTTAGAGCAAGATAATGCCACTCTGAAGAGTAAGGATTAACTCCAGTTGCAAAGCCATTGTCGATACGATTAGCTTGGCAAAAAATGGTATATCTGCCGAAATACATCCTATAGACAAGGAGTAATTCAAGATTAGAAGCTGAAATGAGACGAGTTCTACCAGCTGCTACTTTGGCCATAGACAGACGTTCATCTTTAAGACAGTCCACAAATACATGCTCATTACGGACATTGTTCGTTGCGTCAGCAATGATACGCAAAACATTGTCCTTAAGCTCTAAACATTTTTCAGAAGTAAGCTCAAATTCAGGTTCAGAACCAAAAAAGTCCTGTTTACCTGGTAACCTTTTAGCCTTAACGGCATTGTGGGGGAATCCAGGACTCGT